CAAATAAAGGCGACGAGACGCGGAAACCAGCGTTTGACGGTCGATTGACGGGACAAGCTTGCCGATGTCCTGGAGCTTGACCGGTTCCCATGGTCGCATTCCGGTGTGGCGAGCCGCGCCGCGTGCGACGACGTGGCCGTATTGGTTCGCAAACGGACTGCCGTATTGGTCGAGGATGGCCATAAGTTAGTATCGCGGGAAGGTTCGATTGCTCGGTCGCGTGTTTGCCGAAAGCCCGGTCAGCGCCATCCGCATTGCCGTGATCCGGTGTTGTTCCGGTAGTCCGACGGTCTTTTGCATTGAGACGTTGTTCTTGCTCGCGCTCGTCACGTTGTCGGTTCCTCCCTTTGTCAAAAGACCCGACGAAACTGCCGACGAAAGCGCGGTTTCGATCTCCGCAATCCGAAGAGCGTCCCCGCGCGCGTAGTCGTAAAGGTCTTGTGCTGCCTGCAATGCGCTCCCGGCCATTACAAGGGGTCGGGTGTCAAAGTTTGACAGGGTGACGAAAAAAGCTTGCGCGGGTCGCAGGTTTCTGGAATTGGTCGCGGCACGCTTTCGTGAGGCGCAACAAACCAGATCAGCAACAGCCTTCGGGCTGGCTCTCAGGGGGTTCTGGCCCCATCACGACTGAGGGTCAGCCCGTGGGCTTTTTCGTGAACAAAACAAACCAGATGGCTACCAAGAAAAAACAAGAAGAGACAGTCGCGGTGCATATCAGCGCCCCGAAAATCGAAACACTCAAGGTCCGCATCGTCGGCACGGCTCCATACGTCCAGCTCCGGTTTTCGGAGAAGGCGATTAATGCCATGTCTGAAAAGATGATGGCGGGATCGCAGGCGACAAAGAAAAAAGCACGGGAGGCTCGGGATTTCGACGAGGATTTCCGGCAGGCTCTCCACGTTTCCGACGAAGGGTGGCACGGCATTCCAGCCGGGGCATTCCGCGCTGGCATGATCGACGCTTGCCGCCTTGTAGGGTTCAAGATGACTCAGGCCAAGATGAGCGTTTTTGTCGAGGCTGACGGGTTCGACAAGGTCGATGCCGTCCCGCTCATCAAGATCAAGGGCAAGCCAGAACCGTCCAAGATGCACGTTCGCAATGCCACCGGCGTTTGTGACCTGCGCGTTCGGGCTAAGTTTTGGCCATGGTCCGCGGAAATCCGAATCAGCTACGACGCTGACCAGTTTTCCGCGAACGACGCGATCAACCTCATCAACCGGGTCGGCGCACAAGTCGGGGTTGGCGAGGGTCGCCCGTTTTCCAAGAACTCCGCCGGCATGGGCTGGGGCACCTTCCGCATCGAAGATTGATTGTCAACGCCACATCGCAGGCTGGGCAAGGCCAGACGAGGTCAGGCGCGCAATCGCATGTTACGGCAGGCACGGCACGGCTCGGCGGGGCTGGGCACGGCGCGGCAAGGCAGGCGTGGCTTGGCAAGGCGAGGCGGGGCATGGTCAGGCCGGGCGTGGCAGGCAACACACGGCGTGATGGGCATCACTATAAAAGGCCCGCATTCTCCACCATGAAAACGAAACCAAATGAGACAGCATCTCTCGAGGAACTCCTTGGGAAGATCGCGCAGAAACACGGCGGGACATTGACGCCGGAACAAGTGCTAAAAGCGGCGGCCCCGAAAAGCTCGCCGCTCCATCAGCACTTCCAATGGGATGACACGGAAGCGGCCAAGCAATATCGCTTGATGCAGGCCGGCCAACTCATCCGCCGCGTTCGCATCACCTACGCTCCGAGCGAAGGCCGGGAATTCCGAGTCCGCGCCTTCGTCAACGTCACACCGGAAGCGTGCGAAGACGAAAGCCCGCGAGGTCATTACGTCTCTTTCGAGACGGCAATCGGCATCCCGAACTACCGCGAGCAACTGCTGGCAAATGCGCGGCGGGACGCTGAGACTTTCAAGCAGAAATACGCCACGCTTGAAGAGGTGCTCCCAATCATCCAAGCCATCGACGCAGGCTTGGCCCGGTAGGCCCGCAAAGGCTCGACTCGTCATGGCAGGCGTGGCGGGGCTTGGCCCGGCATGGCAGGGCGGGGCTTGGCACGGCAGGCGAGGCGTGGCGTGGCTTGGCATGGTCAGGCTTGGCATGGCAGGCTAGGCTAGGCGAGGCCAGGCGGGGCGAGGCGGGGCAAGGCGCGGCAGGCTAGGCACGGCGGGGCGCGGCAAGGCGAGGCGCGGCAGGCAAGGCGTGGCCAGGCTTGGCCGGGCGCGGCCAGGCACGGCAGGCAACACACGGCGACCTAAGCAGGTCTATAAAAGGCTCACTTTACCTCTTCCATTGCGACGAGAACCTTGAATATACATGCCGCTACAACTCCAATCACCTCAACGTCCCAAAGGTGATTCGGTGCGTGCTGCTTAACGAGTTCCCATCGCCACAAGCCCGGTTTCACCTCGCGCTTTTGCTCGTTCTGCATCTGCGCGTGGTAGTTCTTGGACGCATCCACAGGCACTCCGAAGCTGCCGCTACCCATCAATGCCGTGAGCCGGTCCTTCGCCAGCAGGTTGGAAAACGGAATAATCTGGTAAGCCTGACCGGCGGAAGAAATGCAGTTGATGTAGTCGCCGAAGATCCGGCGATACTTCTTTTCTCCGTATCGCTTGACGTAGCCGTCAACGTCGGCGCCTTTTGTAAGGTTCCAAGGTTTCGGGTCGTTCGGTGTCGCTGACTTCATCGCCTCGTTGGCAACTTCCTCCTGCTGGTATCCGCAGTCCACAAAGACGCATCGGTTCTCGACGCCGAAACGCTCTTGCAGGTATCGCACGTTGTCCCATGTCTCAACGCGTCCCTCCCAAAGTAGCCGTGACTGCCCGCCGATCTTCCAAGCGCGGATCCCGACCCATCGGTGGCCCTTCTGGTTGTCCACGGTCATGAACCGGAAGTCCTCCAAGTCCCATTTCGTGCCTTCGTGAAACTCATTCTTTGAGTAGGGATCGCCAGTGTCGGTTAGCCTGGGCGTGTCAGACGGCGGCGACCAGAACGACGCGAAACGCTGCGTGATGATCTGCTCCAGCTTCTCAAGCTGTCCGTTTTTCTTCTCCTCGTTGGCGACGATCCATTCCTTCACGATGTCCGACCAGCGGTAACGCCAGACGGTCATGAATGTAGCCCTCAGCGTCATTCGCTCTGGCATGAATCGCCCTTCGTCCCACACCGGACGGCACTTTGCCCACTGTCGCCGGTTGTATTCGGTGTCCTCAAACTCCGTCCCGCAGTGCGGGCATTTCAAGCGGACGGTGGCGAAAATGGCGGGCCAATCCAGTTCCTCGTTGCCGTCGCGGATTGTCTCGTATTGGAAATTCTTCCAGTCAAAAACGTGACCGGTTGAGCAGTGCGGGCAGAGATGTTCCAGCTCATGCCACTTGCCGTCCTTCGCGTGCTTGTGCCACTCGGTTCCCTCGTTTCCGCCCTGGGACATCAGCAGGTTCTTGCGGTTCCACCTGCCGTGATGGCGCTTCAGCAAAAAGCCAATCATGCCGTCGTCCCATCGCCAGCACTCGTCTCCAGCGGTGTTAACCATCGACTTCTCTTGCAGGTCGGTCACGTTGGCGGCTCCCGCGAAGAAGTTCATGTGCCGGAAAATGACGCTGTCCTTTTTCCAGTTCGACCGCTCCGGGCCGGTCGGGATGTAGTCGCGGGTCAGCGGCGATGTCTGCCACACTTTTCTCATGCGGCTTTCCATCCAGTCCTTAACCATGTCCGTTGTCTGCCCGATCACGAGAGTATCCCCGGGTTCAACGGCGACGATGCGGGTGCACCATGATTCAAGGATGGCCGTCTTGCCGAATCCAACGCAGGCAATCAACGCAATCTCCCGCACCTCGGAATCCTCGATCCAGTCGAAGATCGCGCCGTGAGCCGGGACGGCGTCGAGCGAATAACGCGCTCCTTCCGGTGAGTTGGGCAGGTAGACGTTCTCGCTGACCCACTCGCGGAGCGGCATCTCAGGCGGCGGGCGAACACCGACCCGAAAGCCGTCAAGGTAAGGTGTCGGGCGCATATTGGGAAAGCTCCGTCAGCTTTTCGCGGGCGTATTTGTCGATGGCTTTCTTCACCTCGCCAGCTGGCCGGCCAGCTAAGACCGGGGTAAGGTCGCCCGCCATCTTCAGCATCATTCCCTGAAGGACTAGCCCGAGCTTCTGGCCATCTGCCCGCTGAGACTCCTGCGAAACGAACAGTCCGCGTTCGACTTCAAGCTCGTGTTCTTTTAAGTCGGCCTCCGCTTTGAGCTTCCGTAATTTGACGCCGGCCAAGTCCTCCGATTCGTTCTTTTTCTCTTGGATCTTGGAAGCCCGCGCCATGAGCGCCGTGAGGTCGTAAACGTTTACGCCTTCCTTCTCCCATTCGCGGATTGATCGCGTGGTAACGCCCGCCAGGTCGGCAAGTTCGGCCTGCGTGCGGTTTCCTTTAGTGGGTGCTGCCATGGATTATGGGAAGGACGGTTCAAAAGTTGTCATACAAGAAGCGCGGAATGCGCCCTAAC